TAATATAATATAATTAAATAGTTAAAAAAATAATAATTACCCCTGCCCGAAGACAGGGATAGTTATTAATATTGGATTAGTTTTATAATCCTTTGAATAATACAAAGTTGTTAGCAGCTTGCGTTACTAAACATCTTTCTGATAGGAAGTTAACTTCCATTGCATCAAGAGTAGATGTGTAAGCACCACCAGCAGAACCAGTCAACCAAGATTTCATTCTTCTATCATCAGCTTCAGACGCTCTATATCTTACATGTAAGAAAGGTCTACGGATGTTAGTTCCTAAAATTTGATCATAAACTGTACTTGTTCCGGCAGGGACTAATACACCTTCAATTGAATTAATACCAATTATTCCACCTCTTGTAGAAGCGTCATTTAAGTATTTCCAATCAGTTTTATAGAAGTCATAAGAACCTCTTCTGAATCCAGAGAATCCAAGATTAAGTGCCATTTCCTCTGAGTTTTCAAATAACCCAAAAGCAACACCACCATTAAATCCTGCAGATACACCAGCTAGCATATCATCAAAATCTAAAGCAGTACTTCTTTGTAAGAAAAGCATATTTTCTTCGATTGCACCCTGAGTATCTAGGTTTTTAAGTATTGCATCAAACTCGTCAAGTCCTGCAGCAGCAGTAAATCCAGTTTGTACATTACCTCTTGCATTAATTGCAGCAAATAAACCTTGAGTACCTGGTAAAGCAGCTGTTTGATAAGGAGCTGTACCACCCGCAGCATTTGCGTTAGTTTCACCCTCAACCATTGCCATTTCTAAGTAATCTTCGAATCTTAATCTAGTTTCAGACTCAGCTTTTAGATACCATAAGTATCCTGAAGCTCCATCTTCTGTAGCAACTTCAACCCATCCAATTTGTGCCATATCAGAACCCGATACAACGTATTGGTTTCTTATAATGACTGGTGAGTTAGAAAATTGCGTAAACGCAGGATCAACACTTACTCTAACAGCGGAGTTACCTACGCCAGCAGCAGTTAATTTAGTTCCTTTAGTATAATCAGAACCATAAACAAACATTTTTACTCCTCCAGCAGCAACACTAAATCCTTGAGCTGTTAAAGTTGTGTTTGGGTTAAGACATTGTACGACTACGTTACCACCTACGCCTGTAGTAGTTGCAACAACTATTGCTTTAGCTTCTAGACCATTTACTGGATCTAAAACTACAACGGTATCATTTACTGATATAACATTGTTAGCAGTAGCTGCAACTGTTATTGTGGAAGGATTACTTCCAACAGCACCGGCAGCGGCTTGTGTAGCGTTATCATACGCAATGTGTAATCTGTTTTGTTCAGACCAGATTACTTGATCTGAGGTCATAGGCATCTCTGCTCCGACCATTCTTAAGAAGCCAGATAACGTTCTGTTTCCATAACGCTCTACTTCTTGTTCATAAATTTCTGGTAGATATTGCTGTGCAAAATCATTTGCCCCAGCGTCAAACGTTAAATAGTTTGAAGCTAGAGTTTGCTGAATCTGCGACGGTAAAATCGTACCAAATTGTGGAGATAAACTCATAATTTGTTAATTTTAATTGTTAAATTTTCGTTTTTTAATTTTCAATTTTGTAGAATCTGCACCACTAATAGATCTTACTTTCAAGCCTCCGATAAAAACTTCACCCGTATTACCTTCTCTTGCTTTCACATCAGAAAGATTTTTAGATTTGTTTACGACGTCTTTTACAGCGTCAGCTTTGCCTTGTTCGTAAAAATGATTAGCAATTTGATCTACATTTTCAGCAGCATAAATAGCCTTATGATAACCAATCGGGTCCGTTACGTTTCCTTCTCCATCTAGGAACTTCCCAACTAGATTAGTAATATTGGATTGGTTTTCGGCAACTTTATCACGATTTTGAACATTATACTTATACTTTTTATCTCCTACATTGATATCAAAACCTTTGAAATCACTGTTGAATACGTCAGTAGTTTTTTGTTTAAAGTCTGCGTGTAGTTGCTCAGCATGTTCTTGTTGCTGATTGTAGCGATTGAAAAACTCCGTAGCTTTTTGTTGTTCTTGAGTAACACCCGGTCTCAACTTGATCTCGTCGTAATATTTTTGTTTCAAGTCCTCCAAATAGTTTTTGGCGTTTGCAATTGCTTCTTTTTTAGCGAGTTTTTTCTTTTTGACGTCACGCTCTTCGTCAACTTCTTCATCATAATAGAAATTATCTTCTATTACAAAACCTATTTCCTCATCATTAAGATGTGGTTTAGATTTTTTATAATATTCTTGTAATAATGCTTCTTCATTTATAGTAGAATAATCAGCATTTAACCTAGTATAATCTTCTATAGTACCACCAGTTTCTTTCATAAACTCTACAAGTTTTTCTATATTTTCTGGTAATTCTTCTTTAGGAATAGACTCTGATACTTTATCAACTACAATATTGTCTGGTTGTTTAGTATCCTCTTCGGTTACTTCTGTGATCGGAGAAAACCCTTCAGTAGTCTCGTTGGACTTTTGTATAGGTTCTCCCATCTCTGTGCTATCTCCGGATGGTTTTTCCACAGGAATCTCCTTTGTTTCTCCGATTTGAATGGCATCTTCTTCTTCTTTAATTAGTTCTTTTGGTACTACTACTTTAGTAACGTTATCTGGAAGCTCTATTAAAGGTTCTCTAGGATTTACTTTTACTTTAGTAATATTGTTTTCGGTTTTTCCTAAATTTTTAGGAGTTTTCTTTTTTGACTTTATTTTAAAGTCACCTTCTTGTTTTACTTCCGCTTGGGAAGTTTCTTCTGTTTTTGACATAATATAATATAATTAAATAATTAATGTTTAAATAACAGGTGGTACTGGACCAGTAGGTGATATAGCTCCTTCTAATTCAAAATTAATAGGATCACTATCATTTTGTCTTTGAGATATCATTTTACTTTGTTGAGTACCTTCCATTTTTATTCTTTTATCTTTACGATTTTCTATGAGTTGTTCTCTTTCTTTTTCTTCTTGTCTTTCAAGACCTTTTAGTTCCATAGCATTTTGATGTTCTGCTACTAATTTTTGTTGATCTAATTGGGCTTGTAATTGCATACGATCTTTTTCAAATTCACTCTTAGCTTTTTCATATTCTACATTAGCTCCACTAATAGCTTGTTGTTTTTGTACTTCAGCTAGAGCAGTTTTCTCTGCTGTATCAGCTTGAGCTGCTGCTTGGGCTTGAATATTAGCTTGTTGATTAGCTTGGTCTTCAGCGTTTTTAGCTTTACGTTTAATCTTAAGCATTTGATTAGCTAATTTAAGATTTTTAATTTGTCTTAAATCTATAGCATCTTCTAAATCTATTCCTTGAGCTTGTAAAGCTACTTGAATATTTTGTTCTAATTGAGCTTCTTCTTCTTCATCAGGTTCTAATTCTAAGAATATACCGAAGTCATGTAAATTAAGATTTACAATTTCTTCTAATGTTTTAATATTAAAAGTAGATATAGAATTTTGTAATGCCGCTTTTGTTAATGGAAACTCTAAGGCATCCGCTATTTTTAATCCTATATTTTCTGCTAATTTTAATGTTAAATATAAACTAGACTGTACAATATGTCTAGTAGCTACATTAGATGCGTTAGCTGCAATCTTTTGCAATCCTACTAGTGTATTTCTATCTGGTGTACTTCCATCTCTAGCTTCATTTAATCCGGTTACGTCTCTTATCATTTGTAAATAATACTGATAAGTTTGAATTAAACTTTGTATTTTAGCTCCACCCGCAGATGAATTAAGTTCTTGAATAGGTACTTTACCTGGATTCATATCTCCTTCTTGAGTAAGAGATCTACCAACTATAGAACCAGTTTGGAAATACATATTCAATGCCTCCGCTGGATTATAATTTGTTCCATTACCTAAATCAACCTCTGCTAAACCATCCATATCTAAATAAATACCGTCTGGAACTAATCTTGAAATCACTTGTTGTAATTTTAAATGAGTCAACTGTATCATATCAGCAAACCCTATACACTTACTTACTATAGATTCAATTCTACCTTTGTATATTCTAGGAGAACAAATAGCATAATTCATTTTTACTTTAGTAGTGTCTGCCATAGGTCTTGACATGTTTTCAGCTAAATTCCATTTTAACATGGTATTAGTTCCTAAAACTTTTGCTCCACTATATAATACTTCTATAGATCTTGAAACTCTTTCAAAGTTATCACTATCTGGTGGATTAAACGTGTCAGGTTTTTCTAAAGCTTTTTCTAATCCTTGATCAGTATGTTTTATTTTAAACACCTGATTATGGTATGTTTTATAATCAAAATATAAAACTTGTACAGTGTTTTCATCATAATCCCCCCATCCTGTAATATAAGATCTATTTCCAGGCATTGCTTGAATTCTTTCTAACTCTTCTTTAGATATATTAGGAAATTCTTTTTTAAGTTCTGGTATAGTTATAGCTTTTAATTCTCCTACATAATATATATCTTCAAAATTTGGATCTTCAGTATAAGAATATACCATATAAGCTGGATCTACGTAATCTACAGTTACCCCTTCTGCTGTATTAAAATTAGTTTTAGCAGCAGCAATTCCACATACTGTTAAATCCATGTTTAATCTTCTTCTAATAAGATCATATTTATTTTGAGCTAAAATACTAGATATAGCTTCTTCTTCAGCTATTTCTATAGATTGCTTATATTTTAACTGCATATGTAATTCTAACTCATCTTTAGATTCTGGAACAATATCAATATTAGGAGTTTGATATAAATTTAATCCTAAAGTATTTTTTAATTCCTCTAAATATTCTTGTGAGAGCATATCTTCATAAATTTTTGAAGCGTACGCGGTTCTTTTCTTTATAGATTCAGGATCTTGAGCATAAGCTTTTATATCATAAGTCTTTTGAGATATGCCATTAGTTACTATGTCTACAAATTTAGATAATATAGGAACTGGTTTCCAGTCTAAATTAAGGTAAGATAAATCACCATTAATAGCTAATTCATCTTTATATTTTTGTATAGATTGCTCTCCACGAGCATATAATCTTAATTGGTGAAAGTTATTCCAATTAGTTAAATATCTATTACCATTAGTTCTTCCTTGACGAAACCACTCTTGTTCTATTGCTTGTGCAACTTGTTCGCCATATTCCCACGTAGCTTTTTCAGCATCACTCACTACTTGACTAGGAAATGGGCTATTGGTGTTAGTATATATATTCATTTAACTTATAATTTTTGATGAATTTCCTCTATTATCGTATCTTTTTATACCTAATTCTACAGATTCTTTTTTAATCTTATTTACTGGATAATACCTATGTTTATTACAAGCCATAAGCGCTAGGCCTGAACTAATAGAAGCATCATGTGTTGTTCTATTGTTTATATTAAATCTAGCCCAATCTTCTAAAGTTTTTTGAAAATACATATCACCATATCCTCTTTCTTTTAACCCAACAAAATGTTCTATATAAGTTTCAATTGCTGCGGCGTGTGCTTGTTTAATATCTTCACTTGAATTAGGTATTCCACCTATTTCTCTTTCTGTAACTGATAGTTTATTAATTTTTTTATCGGGTCTGTTCATGGCAAACCATCTATAACCTCTTCTTTTAAAATAATATAAAAGTCTTGGTTTATTGTTTTCTGCAAGTATTGGCATTCCATAAAATACACAGGCCATTAATACGTCTTCAAAAAATATTTCCGCTGTTTGTGGTCTAGCTATATATTCTAAAAAGAAATGATTAGGAGGAACTTGCTCCATACTAAATTTAGTTAAACCATGTAAAGCACCTTTAGATCCTCTACCATCTACTGTTCCTGATATATCATAAGGGTCACATCCCAAAGCACCACAGTGTTCATTACCAGGATAATTTATACCATTTTTTATTTGTCTTTTATTTTGCAAATGTAAAGGCGGAACCCAACTAATTAAAAACCTTCCCTGATTGTTAGGAATAAATATTACATTAGTATCTTTTTCTCCATTTTCCCATTGAAAACTACCTCTAGTTATTTTAATAGAATTTTTAATATCTTCATTATAATCTATTTGTTGATAGATTTTAGTTAAATTAAATAAAGATTCTTTAGACTCATCTCGAAAAGCATGTTTAGTGGTTCTAGGAAATTGTCTATAAAATTCATTTAAACCGTCTTGATCATCTTTTAAACCTTCAACTTCATTATCCCAGTACTCTACTACTCCTATTTTAATATCGGCGCCATGTGGCCCTTTAACGCTCTGTTTTGGGGTATCGAATACAGGTATGCCATAAGCATCAATGTATCCTTCGTAGTTCCATT